ATATCCTGCTCGTTGTTGATGCCATAGAACGGCTCTGCTTGGTCACGAGGATTCTCTTTGGTTTCATCTACCACATCCATACAAACGATGCTCACGTTCATACGCACTACCTGTCCCTCGAATGTTGCTTGATTCACCACAATATGGCTCAGGGGAAAGATGGTCTGCTTGTTTAGGTCAACGTCAAATAGGTCACCCGTAGTCACTACGTTGACTTGGCTATGCGCCTCAAGCGTGTCCTTTAGCTTTTTGGTAATGTCGTAAAACTGCCTCATTTCATTGTTTTCTTTAGTAGGTCATTCTCTACCTCTTGCTTTTGCTTTTCAAAGGTTAGGTAGTGTAGGCATTCGTGGAGTTCCATACGGGAGATGTCTGCAAATCTTCTAACATCGCCTTGAGCGAGCTGATATATTGTTGCATACCATCCCCATCGCTTTGCGAACTGCCCTTGCCTTGAGTATTCATCATCTGCTTCTCCTCCAAAGAGGTCAGGGTAGCCTGCAATAACTCGTTCCCTAAACGCCAAAAAAAAAGCACACCACCAAGTACAACGTCCATCGGGGCTTGCTTCATTAGGTCTGCATATTTGCCTGCTGATTCGTATGGCTCAATCAGGTAGCGGCTTTTCACCTGCTGCGTGATAGGACGGTACAGTACCCCCATTGCTTTATGCATATTCTGCACATCTTGCAGGTAGGTGTCAAGGTCAACGAACTCCCCGTAGGTGATGTTGTCCAATTCTGGAATGAACCCAAACTCTTGGTCACCAATCGTGAACTTTGGCTTGAGCGTAGGCTTTTCTGCCAGCATCCCGTAGATGTGCTTGGTAACGTGGCTTAAGTCCTTGATGCGTGCGTTGGGCAACTGAGCAAGAGGCACACCACAAAAGATTTCAAGCATCTTATGCGTCAAGAACTCCTCATCGCCTTCCAGTCGTGCAAAGCGTTGGTATTGGTCAAGAGTAATCTCTGACAGGGATGTGGGTACTACTACCTTGAGTTCCATATTCAAATAACCTTTGGATTTTAGCGTATAGCATACCGCCCGTAATTCGGTCGGCTTAACTTGTTGTACGTTGCATAGCGCACCGCATCAATAGCGTGGTTGAATGCGTCTATGGGTTTGTTCAAGAGGTTTCCGTTCTTGTCTTCTACCCATTTGTAGTTCTGCATCTCCTTGATTAGGTTGTTGCTTCGTGGGGTTACGAATATCTTGTGCCGCTTCAGCACGTCAATACCCACTATAACGCTATCTGCGCCCTTCTGCGTGGGTTTTACGTTCCATCCCATACGATGCAGCTCCTCAATGGATTTGGGTTCAGCAGAGTCAGCAAATACCTCCGACCTTCTGTCAAGGTTTAGGGACTTCAGATGGTTGCTGATGTCGGGGTTGGTTAGCCCCGTTTGGTAGATGAGTTCATCAAGGTACAGGTTGTCTCCCGCTTTGTACACCGCCACAAGTGCGGTAGGGTCGTTGGTGTAGCCAAAGTCCATCCCGTAGGCCAAGAGCGTTGCATCCTGTGGGACTTCTGCATTGCCGAACTGAAAGATAGTCGCTCGGCTCATTCCACGCTCACCCAATCCGTAGATGCGCCAGTAGTCCTCATCGGTGTCCTTCAGGCGTTCAATCTCTGCCTTTACCCCTGCATCAAGGAATGGGTTGTCAAGGTAGGTGGTTTGGTAAAAGGCACAGTCCTCACGAGGCACCACCTTGTCGTAAATCCAATGGAACGCATCCGAAGGGTTGTAGTCAAGGATTGCCTTGCCTTCGGTACGGAGGATGAGCTGCTGCCAATCCTCGTAGGTTAACTCGTTGGCCTCATTGATGTACAATAGGTCACGTTTGCGGCCTCGTATCTTCTGCGGTTGGTCAAGGCTGATAAACTCAACGAGGTTACCATTCAGGTAGTATTCGTGGCTTGACTTGTTGTGGTAGTTCTCGTTGTACAGGTCGTGGCTCCGCAGTATCTCAAAGAAGTCACGCATTACCGAAGCACGCAAGGACGGGAACGCCTTACGACATATCGTG